CGTCTCGTGGGCCGATCTGATGGCGAAGTCGGTACACGCGCAACTTGTCACGTCTGGGAAGATAGCCGCGTGAGTAAGCAGCATTGGATAAATCTAGGGTGCTAATTAATGCTGGTTGCGGGGATAAAATCCTGAAAGGCTATATCAACGTAGACGTAGCGCCGAGCCGTCGCGGCTTCAAGCCTGACGTTATATGCGACCTCCACAAACTTACTTTCGATGACGCGAGCGCAGATGAAATCCTGTCTGTCCACGTAGTAGAGCATTTCTGGCGCTGGGAAGTGGCGGACATCTTGAGGGAGTGGGCGAGGGTACTGAAGGCGGGCGGGAAGATGGTCCTTGAGTGCCCCAACCTGCGCAGCGCGTGCGAGCGCTTTCTGAGCGATCCCCTAGCGTATTCATCTCCCGGGAAGGAAGGGCAGAGGACGATGTGGGTGTTCTACGGCGACCCGAGTTGGCGCGACCCGCTCATGGTGCATCGCTGGGGTTATACGCCAGAAAGCCTTGCATCGCTCATGGCGGAAGTCGGCCTCGTGAACATCCGTCAGGAGCCAGCGCAGTTCAAGCTTAGAGAGCCAAGAGACATGAGGATAGTTGGAGAAAAACCCCGTGCATAACCAGGTGCGAAGCTTCGTTGCCGGGCACCTAGGGAAGCTGAAAGGAGATGTCCTTGAGGTCGGCTCACTGAACGTGAACGGCTGCGTTCGTGATCTAGTGCCGCACGCCATCGGGACCGACATGAGGGCAGGGCCGAACGTGGATGTCGTCGTCCAGGCAGAGAACCTCATTGAGCACTTAGGGGAAAACGCCTTCGACGCCGTGATGACGCTGGATGCGTTCGAGCACATCAAGGACTGGCGGGCGTTAGTCACGAATATGTGGGGCGTGCTGAAGCCGAACGGCTGGCTCGTCATCACGATGGCGAGCCCAAGCAAGGGGCGCCACGCCTACCCGGACGATTACTGGCGCGCGGACTGGGACATGATCGGCCAAATCTTCCCTGACGCCGACGACATGGGCTCGCTTGGCGTGTCGATGGGTTGGACCGTGCAGAAGAGGCGCGAGTTGCCTGACCTGTCGAAGATTGAACTCATCCCGGTGCCATGATTTTCGTCCTGAACAATTCCTTCACGTCGAGCATTCTGCGAGGTGAGCACATCGCTGCTGCGTTGAAGACGAGGTGCTACTTCGGAGACCTGTGCGGCACGCGCAACGATAAGGTCGTCATCGTCAAGGAAGCCGACCGCGGGCTGGTTGAGGATGCCAAAGAGCGCTCGAACCAGATCATCTACGACGTGATCGACTTCTACGCCAAGGACCGCGTATGTCCTTTCGCCGATCTCGTGGATGTGCTCATCGTCCCCAACAAGGCGTGCATAGCGTTCTACAGGCAGCACTTCCCGAAGGCTGCGATGGCGGTTATTCCGCATCAGTGGGACTACAGGATTACCGGGAGCGCGCCGCAGGACTATTGCCGCGTTGGCTATATCGGCAAGGGGTTCAACAAGCCCGCGTTCTGGAACGGGCTGGCAGCTACGAACTCAGCGCAGTTCCTGCAAGCGGCTCCGATGCTGAACCTGCACATCGCGTTACAGAAGCGAGACGGACGCGCCGGGCCGCTCAAGCCTAGCACCAAGATTTCCACCGCTGCGGCTGTCGGCGCGAACGTCGTGACATGGGACGACCCTGGGGCGGTGGAACTGCTTGGGAGCGACTACCCGTACATGGTTCGTGACGGCGAGGACGCTCCAGAGGCGATCCACAACGCGCAGAAGAGTTTCGGGAGTTCTGTGTGGAAGCGCGCTCGAGAGCGCATGCGCGACGTGAAGGAGAAAACGTCGCTTGATGCAGTGGTCAAACTGTACCGACGCCTGGACGAAGGAGACAGCGCCATGCTTCTGAAGGAGGCCGCATGAGCATCACTACGCACAGTGAATTGAAGTCGCGCGCGTCAGAGTGGCTTAAGCGCGCAGACCTCAGTGCATACCTTGATGACCTGGTTATGGCCGGGGAGAAGTGGATCATGCGCAACGTCCGAGCGACGGAGATGGAAACTGCGCTCAACGTCACCATCGCTGGTGGCGTTGCCACCGTCCCTACCGGCTTCCTGGGGGCGAAGGTTCTCTACGTCGATGGCTCGCCAGCGAAACTCATCCGCCCGATGGGGCTTCAGCAGTTGTTCGAGAAGTACCCGGTGCGCTCTTCCAGTGGCAAGCCGAGTTTCTTCGCGCACAGCGCAGGCACGCTCGAGTTCGGACCGTACCCTGATAGCACGTATACGGTGAAGGGCACGTACTACAAGCGCCAGGGGCCGCTATCTTCTGCGGTCTACTTACTTTTCCTCAACAATCCTGACCTGTACCTCTTCGCGACGCTCTGCGAGGCCGAGCCGTTCATGAAGAACGACAAGCGCATCCCGGTGTGGAGGGACAAGCGCGACGCTATTGCCGTTGACATCAATACCGAGGCCCAGGGGATCGCATTCTCCGGCGGCATGACGATCACGCCAGCATGAGGCTGAACGTAAAGCTGAAGGGGTACGCGCCGGACTTGGACCCGGCTACGCCAGGGATATTCACGAACGCGGTCTCAGTTATTCCGTCAATGCGCGGGCACAAGGCAGCTCCGTCCCCGCAGGATACCGGGCTCGCGGCGTTGGCTGCGGCGTGCAAGGGCGGAGCGGTCATCAGGAAACTGGATAACTCTTCCAGGCTGTTCGCAGGCACAGCGACAGCGATGTATGAGAACGTCAGCGGCACTACGTGGACAGACCGCACGCGCGCCGTGGGAGGGGCGTATGCGTTGGGCGACGCGAACCGATGGCGAGTTGCACAGTTCGGAGACGCCACGCTTTTCGCATCCAAATCGGACACGCTTCAGTTCACCACAAGCGGGGCGCTCGCTAACGTCACTGGGGCGCCGAAGTCGGAGATCGTGGAGACGGTAGGCCAGTTCGTCATGCTCCTGAACACGAACGAAGCGACATTCGGGGATTCGACCTCGAGGTGGTGGTGTTCCGGCATAGGCGATTACACCGTTTGGACGCCAGCCATCTCTACTCAATGCGCTACAGGCTTACTAAGCTCATCGCAAGGGCCTATCCGCGCAGGCAGGCGACTGGGAGATTCAATGGTCGCCTACAAAGATAAGTCCATGTTCATCGGGCAGTACGTCGGCCCTCCGGTGGTGTGGGACTGGCGAGAAGTTTCGGATACGGTAGGAGCGCCGTGCCAGGAGGCGGTGGTTCCGATCTCCACTCGCGCCGGAGGTACTGCCCACATCTTCATGGGGTTCCACGACTTCTACTACTACGACGGCGCGCGTCCCATTCCGATTGGCAACCCGCTCAAGAAAACGGTGTTTGATTCACTGCAGAAGACATACCGCTATAAGACGTGGGCGCTGCATGACCCAATTGATTCATTGATCTACTTTCACTTCGTTTCATCGTCAGTCGGAGATATAGATGCCTGTGTGGTCTACAACTACCGCAAAGACGAGTGGGGTACTGATCCAAGGGTGATTGAAGCAGCGGTGGAGTTCATCACCGCTGGAGTGACTTACGACGGTCTAGGAGCCCTGTTCGCGACCTATAACACGGATATACCGTTTTCGTATGACTCCCCATTCTGGGTTACTGGATCGTCGCAACCAGCAATATTCAAGGCTGACCACAAGATTTACACGCTGACCGGGACGCCTGGTGCGGCCAGTTTCACATTGGCAGAACTTGGAGATGATGGCCCATGTTCAATGGTACGCAGGGTGCGCCCGAGGTACATCACGGCACCATCGTCCGCTTCTTTGGACAACGCATACAAGATGCGCGCCGGAGATTCTTTCACGAACGACGGTACGACCACGCTTTCCTCTGGACAGTTCGACGTGATGCGAGAGGCTAGCTGGCATCGACTCACTCACAACTCAAGCGGCGACATGGAACTGGCCGATCTAGCCATCGACTTCGAACCAGGCGGCGAAGAGTAATGCGGATCAACGTCGATCAGGAAATCCCGCGCGAATACGATGCAGGCGTATTCACGAGAATCCTGCGCCGTATCACGCAGCAATTGAACCTCTTCTCAGAGGGGTTCATCCAGGCATCAACGAACGCGGCAACCGCAGCTCCGACGACTGGCACGTATCAGCAGGGCGATTTCATTCGCAACAGCGCGCCAGCTTCCGGGGGCGTCCTAGGATGGGTTTGCGTGGTGGCTGGTACCCCTGGGACATGGGATACGGTCGGGATTGGCTCTGGCGGCGGCGGTCCGGCGCACGCTACAACCCATCAGAACGGAGGCGCCGATGAGGTAAGCGTCTCCGGCCTCTCCGGCGTGCTCTCCGATCCGCAGCCGCCGATCATCGGGGCTGGCGCGACGCAGGCGGTGGCAGGTAACGATGCGCGTCTCACCGATGCGCGCACGCCTACGGCGCATGCAGCCTCGCACAAGTCGGCTGGCGGGGATGCGATCAAGCTGGACGAGCTGGCTGCCCCGACGGACATCACGACGCTGAACGCGACGACCAGCGCGCACGGCCTGATGATGAAGTACCCCGGCGGCTCGACTACCTTCCTGCGCGCCGATGGATCCTTCGCCGCGCCGACCAGCGGAGCATCGTTCCCAGCCGACCCTAACGCCGATCGCATCTGCTTCTGGGACGACAGCGCAGGGGCTTTCGGGTATCTGTCGCTCTCCGGGCTCACGATCGCCACGACTACGCTCTCGGTAGACGGCGCATCAGATACCGCCGAAGGCGTGATCGAGATCGCGACGCAGGCCGAGCAGGAAACCGGGACCGACACGACGCGCGCCGTCACTCCAGGACGGCAGAAGTTCCATCCGAGCGCGGCGAAGGCGTGGGTCAAGTACGCCTCAGACGGAACCGTGACCGCCTCGTACAACATAACTAGCGTGTCCGATGACGCTACCGGAATTTTGTCTCCAGTGTGGAATGTGAACTTTTCGTCGTCGCACTTTTGCGTAGTAGCAACCCCCCTAAACACCGCTTATGCCGCCACGCTAGGGACTTCCTATGCGCCGCAG